CTTCCTCTGTTTTATGACCATATTCTTTAACCATAAAAGGTATTTTATGATTATACTGAGGATATATTTTCTTAGCTACACCGCAAGCCATATTAATAGCTTCTTTTGGATTATTCGCATTAAAATCACCATAGGTAATAGTTTTTCCGTTTTCAGATTGAGATACATGATATTTAGTCATATAATTCCTTTCATATCAATTATTCTTTAAATATATTATAACATTAAGATAAAAGACTGTCAAATAATTTTTGATACACTTGAAAAAGAATTTTATTTGACGAAAAGAAAAAGATATGATATATTTTATTCATCTGATTTGAATTATAATCTTTTAATTATTAAAAATATGTAATTTTCGCTATACTAAAGTATAGCTCAATTACTATAAAAAGTTTTAGTTTTTAAAATTTTATTGACAAATGTATATTGCATATGATATAATATAATAAATAGAGAAAGGAGTTACTATGGCTTATTTAATATATGGAAAAGTTATTAAATCGATGCCACTTTCTGATGGTAAAGGTGGTAAGAAAATAGTTGAGCCGCAAGCGACTTTTCGTGCATTAAATTATAAAGGTCAACGTGTAACAAAACTTGCTGATGCAGGTGAATACTATGAAAAAGATATGGCTCAAAAAATTATAGATAAAGCACAAGCATATTGGGATAAACTTGGATATGGTGATTGTGTAGCTTATGAAATTAGAAAGGGTAAATAATGTCATATCGACTTGAATATATTGGCCCTACTCAAACTTTTAAAGCTGCCGCACTTGATCCACAAGATTTAAATTTAATTGATTTACCTCTTGAAAATGGTAAACAATACATTGTTGAAATACAACAAGATGGCCCTGTAACTGTTATTAATGGACAATATCTAATTGATCCTAATACTACTATTTGGATAATATTTTTAGATAAACAATGCCGCATCCCTTATTCTCCAGAAGCTATATTAAAACAATGGAGAATATTATAATGGATGAAGAACAAGATTTACATCAAATAACTTTAACTTGTTGAGGCTGTGATCATTCGGATTGTAGACTAGGTCAGATAATACATGAAGATGATAAAGATGGATGTGTACGATCAGTTGATGAAGATTTATTTATTGAATACTATCATCAATTAAAAGAGGTTTGGCCTTTTGCATTAAAACAGTCTAAAGAAATAGTTGATAGAGAATATGAAAAAACAATGCAAGTATTGGATAAAGTATATAGTTCTCCAATAGCAAAACGTAATGGCAGAGGTTTTAAAGTAGTACGAAAGGTAAAAAATGTTGTTTTGTAGTGGCGATACTCACGGAAAAGTAATTGAACGATTTTCGTATCGTCAAAATCCTGCTTTGCGGCAATTAACAACAAATGATATTATATTCCAACTAGGAGATTTTGGTCAACCTTTTGGAATTAATAGTTATAAAGAAGCTAAAAATGTTTTTGAATTTTTAAATAATAAGCCTTGGACTACTATTGTTATTGGTGGTAATCATGATGATTATGATTATTGGCAATCTTGTCCACAAGTAGAATTATTTAATGGTAAAGTGCGACAAGCAGTTATAGATGATGAATTTTTTTCAATATTTTTTGTTGATGAAATAACTATTTTTGATATTGATAATTATCATATATTAGCTATACCGGGTGCAGAATCACATGATACTGACATTATATTAGACCCTAATGACAAATACTTTAAACAACAAAAAAGAAATGCTCGTAAATTAAATTTTTTCTTTCGTATAAAAAGTCAATCATGGTGGCCGCAAGAACAGATGGATGTTCAAAAGAATGCAGAATTTATGGAGTATCATATGAACGAACATTTTGATTTTATTTTAACACATGACGCTCCTGCATTAATAAATTCTTGGTTTAAAAGGTCTGACGCACTGGCTAGATATAATTCAACAGCAGGACAGCTATTTTTAGAAGAATTACGAAAGAATCTTGATTTTGATTTATGGTTTCATGGCCATTTTCATTTTACAGGCTCTTGGAATGAAATATATGATAATCGTATATGCGGTGTATATTATAATATACTTCAACTTAGTTTTTAAATTTCTCTTGACCTTTGTATTATAATTATGTTATAATATAATAAAGAGAAAGGGGATAAGATGTTAAATCAAGTCTTTAGTTATTGCTCTTGGGTTGAGAATGAAATTGGAAGTAATATTATTGATTTTGTCAATAAATATAAATATTTTTCTATCCCAAAAGAGCGGGTTGATAATTTTTTGCGGGAATACCATATCGATTATCAGGAACTTCCTCAATATCTAAAAGATAAATTGGATGAATTGGATGTTTATTAGGAGCTATTTGTGCAACCATTTGATTGTTTAACGTCAGAAGATAAAGAGATTGTTCGACAATGGTGTATTAATTATGCTAATGCAGAACCGCAAAGTATAGAACAAATTTTGTCTATGTGGAATAAGAATAAACGTACTTTATTTAGAGCTTTTGGTAAACAGCTTAGGATTAGTTTTCCTGTTAAAGAAAAAGTTAATTCAAGCTATAGAAAATCTAAATGGCGAAATTTGTATTCTCCTATAATTATTTATAATAAAGGTGATTTTCAATATTACAAAAAATTTGATCCTCGTAACCATATTTTTATCAATAATTTGATTAAATGGATGAGGGATGAACTTATAGAAGATATTCCTTCATCAATGCTAAAAGATATTACTGAATATACTAAGTATTGTTATATCGAAACCGGAAAAACAAATGAGGATAAATATTTCGCAGGTGGTATCAAAGGAAAAGTTCTTAAAATTCCAAAAGGTACTAAGATAATGAGAGCTGTTCGTAAAGTACTTGAGTATTATGAATTTCCATATATGGACTCATTTAATAAATGGCGTGATGATATTAGTGTCATTAATACTGATAAAGAAATTGATGCTGAACTTGTAATAAGTATTAATCCAGTTGATTTTATTACTATGAGTGATAATAAAAGTGGATGGACTTCTTGCATGTCATGGATAGATAATGGTGCTTATTCTACAGGCACAATTGAAATGATGAATAGTAATGTTGCGGCAGTTGCTTATTTGCGAAATATAGCTTCATTTGAATATAATGGTCTTAATATTCCAAATAAATCTTGGCGTACCTTGGTATTTATTCATAAAGACATACTTCTTATCGGTAAACATTATCCTTATCAAAGTGAAGCATTAGCTAAAATTGTATTAGATAAAGTTCAAGAGACAGTAAAAAAGAATTTGAGGTGGAAATATCAATACAGAAACCAGCGTTATGGCGATATGCTTAATAGTTATGATAATAAGTACATTCGTGAATGTTTTCAACGTATGGAGTATGGTCACAGAATATACACATATATGAATGTAATGTATCACGATATAATTGAAGATCATTGTACAGACTATTGGTGTTGTCGTAATTATGTAAAGAAGAATTTATATTTAAATTTATCTGGGCCTGCAACATGTATGTGTTGTGGAAAACCAATTGATAAATATCATGATAATGATATATCAACAAATATTAAATACTGTGATGATTGTAAAGAGAGTTATAAATGTTGTGGATGCGGCCTTGTAAGTATTGAACATTCTAAAAATAATATTGCTTTTGTTGAAAGAACATATTATACTCGTTTTATTAATCATGGTCATTTAGAATGTATTATTAATAATTATTGGTGGGACAGTCAAGAGAAGTGCTGTGTCCCTAAAAATAAAGTATATAACTTAGATAAAAATAGATATAAATTATTAACAAAAGAAAGGTTGTCTATAAATAACGATGAAATTTTCAGCGCCTTACCAGATAGGATGCCCTATTGATTATAAAAATATAGATGAATTTAATATTAATTTTACACAAAATAGTTCTTTTGAAGAGCTTAGAAAATTTGTTAAAATGTATCCATCACATCAAATTAATATTGAATTTTCAGAAGAAAATTATAATTTAGAAAATATAATTAATTTTTGTAATGACTTTAATAATGTGTATGTCTGTATTCATCAATGGGAACTTCGATATCTCCAAGAGTATGAAGATAATAATATTAATTATATTTTTGATAAATCAATGCCGATTTATTCATATTCTCTTTTAGAGTGGGTTTTAGCTCGTAAAGTTAAAGGAATCTATATTGCCGATGATTTAACTTACAATCTTAGAGAAGTTTCTAATCAATGTAAAAGTAAAGATATTAAGTTAAGAGTTATTCTTAATAAAATTCCTACTACAAATTCATTGGTCTTTACTTGTCCAAGTGTTCAAGTATATAAGCCACAAGATTATAATTTTTTAAGTCAATATTATGATGTTGGAGAATTTGATTGTGGAGAAAAATATGACTGGGTAAAAGCAGAGGTTTTATATCGTAAATGGTTTATTGAACATAATTATGATGAAGATTTAGAATTTATGAATTATGATTTAGTATTACCTTATCCTGCGGGATCAATTCCTCCAGAGCTTACAAAATTACGAGCAAATTGTCAGCATCGTTGTACTTTACGAGCAGAGAATCTTTGTTCAAAATGTAAGAGACTGCTTCTTATGGGATATAGAAATGCTGATAATAATTTAATATATAATAATGCTGAACATGGATTGTCATCACTCGAAAATATGGTTGATTCAATAATTGTATCAAAAAATAATAATTCTTAATAAATAAAAATTAAATATAAAGAAGGATTATTTATTTTAAATAGACAAAGGAGAAAAAATGATTACAGAATCTTATGGTGTATCTTGTTATATTGAACATGATGATAATGGGCAATATCATATGGAATGTGATATGCAAACAAATGATCGTGAAGTTTATTCTGAATATAATGGAAATGACTTTGTTTCTGGATTAAATAGCATTATGGATGATCTTCAAGCACAGATGCTTGCAAAGCCAGAGCCAAAGCCAGAACTAAAAGAAAAGCCTTTAGAGGAACAGGTTGAATATTTAGAAAAACTGGTCAATGATTTACGAGATGAAAAAGCAGAATTAACGAATAAAATTAATCAACTGACTATTAATAATCAAAAGAATAAGAAGAAGGTGGATGAAGATAATTTAACTGAGTATTTTAAGAAACTTTTTTCTAATTATTATGATGGTAGTCTAGATGATTATATTAAATATCTTTAATAGAACGGAGATTTTATAATGGAATTTGCTTATTATGTCGTTCGTAAAAAAGATATGGTAATTCTTGATGGTGCTGAAGATATGGTTAGCGCTATTAATATAGGTCAGAAACAAAATTGCGCTTGTCTAATTTTACAAGCATGTGTTATTACTGAAGTAGGACAAGATATTCCAGAAGAATCAGAATCACAAGAAGAAGAAGAAATTATTGAACCAGAGGTTGAATTTGTTGAATAATTTGACATTAGGGAGATGATTTAATGCAAACAATTTCAAGTAAATTAAGTTCTCGAAAATTCTGAATGACAGTTGCCGCGTTTTTAGCTTCTATTGGAACTTCTATTGGGGCTCTTGCTACTAATAATGAAACTGTAGCTGCGGCAGGTGTTATTTGTGCTATGTTAAGTGCAGCTATTTATGCGGCAGCAGAAGCTTATGTTGATGGACAAAGTTTACAAAGTAATTCTGCAACAACAGTAACAACTAAGACAATTAGTGCAACTAGCTCAAATGCAAAAGATACTGTTGAAAAACTTTTAGTAACTGAAATTCCTACGCCGCAAGAATAGAGGTAAATATGGCTGTTAAACAATTAAAAGATGACCGTGATTTTGACTGGGAAGAATATATTATTGATACTCCAGAAGATGTAGTAAATTTACCTACTAAGTGCGGTTGAGGATCAATGGCGGTTTGTATCTCTACTTGAGATATTTATATTCTTAATTCAAACAAAGAATGGACATTGTTTACAATTGAATAAATATAGTTAATAATATTAAATAGTCTGCTATAAAGGCAGACTATTTTTTTATATTTTTTAAATGTCAAAATTCGATAATCCTCATATTACAATTTTTATATAATATAGGAATATTATTTTTAGAGACAAAGGAAAAGGAGTGTGCAGCGATGGTAGATTTAACAAAATCGTTATTAGAAGCTATCTCTATTATCGCAGATAGGTCTGCAGAAGAGGTATTTTCAGATAAAACGATTAAAGCTGTTGTTAAAAAAATTGTTAGCACTTCTGAAGGTAAATATCTCGTTACTTATAATAATGGAGATTTTTATGCATATGTTCAATCTGGTTCTACAGATATATATCAAATTGGTGAACAAATATATATCCTTGTACCAGAAGGTGACATGAGCCAGAAAAAATTTATAATTGGTAAAGTTAAAAATGACGAAGACGCTCCATCTTCAAAAACATTAACAAGTTCTTTACTGAATGATTTTGTTATGATCGGTAACAATGCTGTTATTGAAAATGAATATGGACGTCCTAATGTCACAAGGATGCAGCCTTTAAAACTTAATTCGCACTCAGTCAGTGATTTTTATTATTGCTATTTACGTAATCCTGAAAGTGTATCTAGTTTACCAAAAGACCATTATAATACGGTAGAATATCCTTCTGTAAATATTGATGAAGAAACTTTTTCTAATTCTGCTAAGCAGGCAGAAGCTTTATTAATACGAGCAAAATTTAAAGCTTCTCTTGACAATGAAAATATAGGACATTATGGTATTATTGTTAATGTTGCTTTTGCAGATGAAACAAATCCGCAAACAGATGAAAATGGAAAGATCACTTATCCGCCAAAATTAGTAGCGTATGTTCTTGATACTAGTAAAATGACTGGTAATCCAGAAAAATTTTATGATTATACTTCTCAATATACAATTAGTAATTTTGATGGTAAAAATTATCTTTACATTGACTCAATTGTCGCTTTTAGCGAGGGGTTCGTTGATCAAAGTAATGATGTAAATGAAGATAATTATATTTATATAGATGGAATTGAAATTGTTGCTCTTAATGAAATTTCTGCTAGTAATAGTGGCTATAAATTAAAATTAACAGCACCTAAAGGAAATACTATTAAACTTGGTCAAAGAGATGATTTAAAAATTAATGCCGCAATGACATATTTGAATCAAGACGTTACCAAAGATACTATTTTTTATTGAGGTGTTAAAGACCCTTCAATTACGTCTATAAGTGAAGATTATAATGCAAAATTAGGCTCTGGATATAGATATTTTGATATTCAAAATACAAACGAATTAATCTTAGCACCAAGTGATCTTAGTGCGGCAGAGAATATTTATATTTGTGTTGGTGTTTATGAATCTGATATTATATTAAAAACTACGATTTCATTATATAATAATAACAATAAATTAGATATTACTATTGATAGTGATCAAGGAACAAGTTTTCAATTTAATGAAGGTAATCCGACACTTAGTTGTTTAATAAATGGTAAATCTAGTAATTATCAAGATAATTATCCTGATGAAGCTTTTAGTTTTATATGGACGAAGGAAGATGCGGAATTTGGTTCTATTCTTCTTGATACTAGTGCGGCACAGCTAGAGAAAGATAAACAAAAAGAACTCGATGAATGTGTTACCAATGACGTTAGTAGTGCAGGACGTACTATTACGCAAGTATTATCTTATTATGCAACACGTATTGCTCAACTTAAAAATATATCTTATCCAGAAGGAATACATGGGCCTAAACTTAATTGTAAATTAAAAAATACTAATGCTTTTGTTACATATTCATGTTCAGTCTATAGAGCTGGGATATATATTGGCTATGGATCTATTGTATTACAGAATTCTAAGGATGTTGTTAATACTAATTATTACGTATCTATTACAAATGGTACACAAGTTTTTCAATATGATGAAGCTGGTATCGCTCCTAATAGTCAAAGAAAACAGAATCCTATAGATGTTCTTGATTTAGTCGCGGTTTTCCATAGCCCACAAGGAGCAGAGGTTACACCTAAAAAAGTCCGTTGGATAATGCCAGAGGGAAAAACTTTAATTAATATTCCTTCTATTGGATTAGAGACTGATCCTGAAACTGGTAAAAAATATTTTAGTGGAAATATTTTCCCTCTAACTATTAAAGATACATACGACAATACTTGTAATGATAATCAAGTTACTGTTATAGTTACTCATGTAGATGGTACTGAATATCGTCAAACAAGTAATTTATTATTCACTAAAATAGGTGAAATTGGAACAAATGGTACTGATACTGTTGTAAAAATTGATGAACCTATTAATGTTCCAAAAGATGAGTGTTTAACTATAATTAAGCCTCAAAATGGTGAAATGGTTTATAATAATGGCGATACTGGTAATGATTCAGTTTTAGAAGCTAATTTATATACCAATAATACTAAAGTACTTGGTTATACAACTAAATGGAGTATAGCAGGAGTTTCAGGTAATAAAAGTCGTAACTATAAAGTAATAAATGATAACAATGCTTGTACTATTCAATATGATGGTTCGGCTAATGAATTAGATAGCCGTATTGTAGAAGCTGAAATAAATTTAAATGGAAAATATTTTTATAGTTTCTATGGTATTCCTGCAATTGAATATCAAAACAATTATACCTATGGAGATCACCCTATCAAGGTAATGCGGAATGGTACTTTAAAAAGTATTCTTTATGATTCAAATGGTACTAATCCAGTTTATGATGAAGCTCAAGGCGCTCATGTTGAATTACCTGACTGAGATGAAACTGGATATATTAATTGAAGGGTTGAAAGTGGCCCAGTTAGAAATGGGAAATATGAAAATCCGAATCTTTGGTTGGCCGCGAGTCCTAAATCAAAAGTTGGTTCAAAAGAATTAAATGTAAATTCTGAAATAGGAAATATTCAATCTACTATTTTAATAACCCGAGATACAGGTGAAATTTGTAGAGATAATGCTTCTGCTATTATTAAATCATATATTAAAGATTTTTTGGCTGATATTGAAAAAATAGGAGTAGATACATTATTATCTACACAAAGTAAATTATCTGCTCTTTGGAATAGATTAGCAGCCTTTAATGATGGAAATAATGTACCAGATAAAGAAAATGTTTACATTAAATCTGTTTATCAAGAATATTATAATTTATTCCAACAGATGGAAGAAGAATATAATCATTGTAAAGATATAAATAAAGAATCTACTAAGATATATGATAATATTCAATCCATTTGAAGAAGCGAATGACCTAATGTTATTACAGAAGATCGATTATCTACACTATCTTCCATAGGCATCGACGATATTCAACAATTAATTAATACATATCAACAAGCATACGACAATAGGTCAAATGATGATGCCGCAGATATGCCAGATAGAGAAGATATTTTTAATTCACAATTTTTAACTTTATTAAATGATAGTGATGGTGGATTAGATAAATGTTATAATGATTATGTTACTTCTCTTGGAGAAAATGCAATTAAATTGCATCCTATTCTTGTTGAATATAGTAAAATATTGATGGCATATATTGACTCTTTGGTTGAAGAAACTCAATCTTGTTTTAATGGAGAATTTATATATTCTAACAATAATCAATCTATAAATCTTTATGAATTAATGAAAGATAGATATAATTTTATTTATAATGATTGAGATAATTCAAATCAAGAAGGTCGTCAAATTATTGGACAAAATATTTATGAATCTATTACTTCTGCTAATGAAGAAATTGCTGCGGTTTTTGATAATATTCGTACATTATATAAATATTATCAGAAACTTTATTTAGATGTAAAAAAATATCGAGTTGCAGAAGAATCTGAAACTTTAAATGCTTGAAATTCAATATTAAATGGTCAAAATCCAAATTTGTTAAATCAAGTTTATGTTATTCCTAATGAAACTTTTAATGGTTTATATATGAATAACAACGTTGTTGGAGAAGTTTTTGTTAAAGATGGTAATGCTAATAAAGTAGTTGCAACTGTATATATTCCTATAGTGATGACTCTTAATACTTATGAATTAGCTTCTTTAAATGGTTGAGATGGAACTTCTGTTGAAATTGGTGAAGACCATATTATGACACCGCAAGTTGGTGCGGGTATAAAGGATGACACAACAAATACTTTCACTGGTATGGTTATGGGTGTTATTGGTAATAGAGTTAACTCTTCTGGATCAAGAAAAGCAGGTAAAGTAGGATTGATGGGTTATTCCAATGGTCGTCAATCTGTCTTTATTGACTCTGAAACTGGTAAGGCTTGTTTCGGATTACCAGAAGATGATACCAATACTGAAGAAGGTACTAATGAAGGTCGTATTGAATTAGTACCTGGTGGTGTTAGTAAAATTGGTAATTGAAAAATAGGTAATCGTTTTCTTTATAATATTATTGATGGTAGCTATGAAAGACGTATAGATAAAGATGCCCGTAATCCGTCTTTGAATTATAAATTAATGGTTCCTCATGATAAACATGGCATTATACTTAGTTCTGATCAACCTTATATTCATGTTAAAGGTGAAGTATATAAAGATAAAGATGATAATGTAAATGATATTGACTATAAAGATGAATATAATAATATTAATCCTGGAGATAGTCTTGAATTAAGGATGGATCCTAGTAATAAATCACTTTTTTCAATTATTCAACATACTGCGGGTTTTGGTGATGAAGATATTGAAGATTTATTGTTTGGATATAAATCTTCTGATTCAAATGAAGCAATGACAATTGTAAAAAGTTATATAGCTAATCAAAATACTGATGGAAATATTCAATTAGGTGTTGGTGCTGAATATTATGTTTATAGATTAGCTATGGATAGTAATGGAAATTATAAGCCATATTATAGACAAGAAAAAGTTAGTGGTTTTGAGAAAGCTAATTCATGAATTACTTCTTCAAATATTTATGATAATAGTATTCTTTTATCAGATGCATTAACTGTTAATAATTTTAAAAAGACTGCTTCTGATCCTGTTTTTAGTATTGATAGTGAAACAGGTATTATTACTTATAATCCAAATAATTTAGTTTGAAGTAATGAAGTAACAGGTTTTTCTAATGGCTCTGGATGGCAAAGTATTACGGAACAAATTTCTTCTAATGAAAAATTTTCTACTATATTTAAATATAACAAAAATGTAGAAGATTCTATTGAGAAAGACGTCTATATAGGACAGATACAAAATAATACGAATTATAAAATTCATAGAATGAAAATTGTTGATTGTACTTTACATCGTGAGTTAGTTGGATTAAATTTAAATAATTTCGCCAATAATTATATTCAATTTTATATTGTTTCAAATCAAGCTGATACAATAGATAAAGCATTATTAACTTCAAATATAATTAATATTTGAAATAATCAAAATAATATAGACATAGAATTATCTTCTTTTAATCATAAAATTTTAAATATTAATTCTACTTATTATTTAAAGATGAAAATATATATTGAGAATTATGCTATTGATGCTGATTGTTCTTGTGAAATACAAAATTCTATAGTTTCATCTTATAAAATGCCTCCAATTCCTTCATATGGAACTTTTGAAATAACTGATTTAACATCAGGAGTAAGAAGTTTTACAACTTCTAATGGCTCTACAAGTCGAGTGAGTGGAACTTATCAAGTACAAGCAAATAATTCTAAATATAGAATTCAGTTTATTGTTTCTGGTTCACAGACACAAAATGAAAGTCCGCATGCAGTAATACCTAATACAAATAATTTAACATACGACTTTATTCTTTGAAGACGTAATGAAATTCTTGGTGCAGGTAGAACAATAATTTCAGGACAGACTTATAATTGGGGTTCTAAATTTTTTACAATGACAGAAACTGAATTAGATTCAATTCCTGGTTATAAAGATTTAGATTATGCACCTTCTGCTAGTAATCCTTGGTATATAAGTTTTTATCCAGAAGGATATTGTACAACAGAAATTTTAGAGTATGATACTACAAATATCGCAGGTTCTAGTGATGAAAATACTGCGGGAACTATAGAATCTATTGTTATTGTTACTGTTGATCCTGAAACTGGTACTATTACAGAGGAAGAGCAAGAAGTCGTTAGTGGAGATAATAATACTGTTCAAAATACTGTAACTGAAAATACTGAGACAATTGTTAAATATAGATTAACAAATAGCAATATTATAACAATGGAAGATAAAAATATTTACGGTATTGATTGAGGGGCTTGAAAAAATAATAATAATTATAATAAAGAAAAAGCTATTTGAAGTCTAAACTTAGAGAAGATTAGTTTTGGAGATTTATTAATTTTTATTCCTACGGATAATTCAAAACTTTGTGTTGAAGAAAATATTAATACAGTTAGTCTTCAAGGAATTCCATATGCTAAGACATATTGAGAACAAAAAGATAATAAATTGATTCAAAAATTAATGCTGTTTAAAGAGTATTATGATTGAGTTAATAGTATAAATAATAGTCAATCTCAATATAGCTATATTGATATTAGTTATAGCAATGATATTTATTATAAATATATAAAAACATTAGATAAAAACAATATTAATAGTTGATTTAAGGATAGTCTTTCTATTAATGATTTTAATAGTGGGAATAAAGTCAATAATGTTTATTCTTGAATTTCATTACCAACTTCTTCTGATGATTTCATTGATTCTCTTTATTGAAAAGACTTTATTCGTATTGGTATTGATGAAAATGGTCGTTTCTTTAGTTCTGGTCGTCAAGATAAAAAGACTTATAGCCGCACAGGTAAAATTTATGGCTTTGGAAAAGTTCCTAATTTATATGGTCAGGAAATTAGGGTACAAACACGTTCAAATAACTATAGCCCTATAATGAAAATTTTTACTGAAACGACAGATTCATCTTCTATTAATACTACTTATATTACACAAGGTCAAGATGATAATGGTAATATTAGTATTAGGACGGCTGGGAATAATCGTTTTATTGAACTAGCCGCAAGTCAATCTTCTAGTAATGATATAAACTCTATTCCGGATAAAACTAGTTTTATTAAAATTGGTCATAATACAGGCATAGAAATTCAGACTAATAGTGGTAATAGTAAAATTAATTTAACTAATAAAAATCAATTAAATATTGAAATTGATTCTGTTTCTATTATATCAAAAGATACTAATGGTATATCTAAAGTTAATTATAATATTACTAATGATGGTTATGCTTGGTTAAAATCTTCATCTTATGTTGTTTCTTCTGTTCCTGCTCGTGGAGCAAAAAATGCAGCATCTATATCTTTAGCAGATTCAGAAAATGCTGATGGAGGACATTATAGAATTAGTGCATCTAACAATAATAATAATCCTACTATTCAATTACAAGTAGGAAAAAATAATGTCGGTCTTGATATTAATTCTAATAAAGTTATGCTAAAATCAGATGCTAGTCATTTCATTGAAATTAATGCGGGAATAGGTACTATAAGTCGTTTTAATGCAGATAAAATGAAATTAGAATTTGATTGTAATAATCAAACTACTATTTTAAAAAATAATAATAGTTATATTCAAATTACCCCTGAAATTAATAATATAAATCGTCATTCCATTACATTATATTCTAATTTAGGCGGTAGAATAGATATATCAGATGAAATTAAAATTAAAGCTAACAAGGGTTTTAATGTAGAAAATATTGCGACTTTTAACAAGAGCCTCCGTATAAAATCTAGTATATATTCTGGAAAAAATGCTTATATTGGGTATGATGCTGATAGTCAACAAACTGGAAAAGGTATGATTTATTTATATAATGATGGAAATAATGATTATTTAAGATTATCTGCAAGTGACTTAAAACAGTTATTTGACTGATATAATAATTGTCGTTGAATGATCGGTTGTTATGGTAATACCGTTATAATGAGAAATGTTAAAAATGATGACAATCCAGAAGGAACGTATAGCTATAATAGTACTCTTGATACATACACTTATAGATGAAAATGGCAAAGTTTTAGAGGCTATACTAATAAAGAATGAAGATAAAGGATCAAAAAGGAGTTTTAAATGGGATTAGAATTGGGAAATTCAAATGCTATGATAAAATGAAATAGCAGTACTCAAGAATATGAGCATTTTCAAAAACCAATAAGAAAATTAATAGTGAATGATTCAGAGAGGTTCAGATTAGAAATAAAAGGAAAATTATGATATGCTAAAGGTAAAATTAATCTTGTTTTAAATAATAAATTCTTAGATAGTAATGGCGAAGAACGTTTTTGTATTTCTCCGACATCTCCATTAATTAAATGAATGACACCAACAAATCTTTTTTGTTTTTATAACGATGGATTTTATTTATCTCAAACAAAAACGCAAGATCGGTTTTCAAAATATTATACATCTTTATCTGATATAGTGAATCATACACTTTCTTTATATAAATGATCAATAGAACCAATTGTTTTTCAAGGTTGATATTTTTTATCTTCAAATGGAATAGAATATCGTATTGATTCAATAGAAGATGTTTATAAAAAAACTGATTTATTTAAGTATAAAAAAGATAATTCTTTACCAGAAATTACTTTATATGGTAAATGAAAAATACCTTCGTTTAAATTATTTGTTCATAATATAACCAGATTCGGGCCCGATAAAAAAAGAGGAGAATCTTCTTTTTACAATAAACAAGAAAAAAAGACAATTGAAAAAGGAAAATCTTCTAAATTTGATATAATTTGTCTTACAAATTTGAATACATTTGTTAAAAATAATATATCAGAAGTAAAATATATTACTTGAGCATATGATGCTTTAGATGGCTGTAATAAACAACAAAAACTACGAGAGGGCGCTCAAAAATTCTTAGGATGAGCAGAAAAAGAATATGTATATGATTCAAATATGAATAATTATCGTTCATATCCATACTCTGGTTATACAGAAGGACTTAACCCACAATTTTATACTCTTTCTGGTCCTGTTAATTGAACTTCAAATGATAGTACACCTAGAATAGACATATATCCCCAATTTGAAACAATAGTAATTTTTAAAAAAGCAAATTTTAATGGTTATTATTTAATTGATGGACCTAGTCAAGACCATGTTCTTACAGACCAAGTATGAGTAAAAACTGTTGGAGGAGATTATTTATTATATCAAGATGCTATACGTGATTACTTTGTCGGCATTTCAGTTGATAATGAAGAAGTTTTTGATGAAACAGAATATATAATGATGCGAGCATCCAAAGAATTAACAAAGGCCAATATTAATGAGAAATATTATAATTATGACGTTGACTTTACATTTTGGCGTTGAGATGATCTTCACTATGGATGAAGTTTTAAAAAAGATTATACCTCATCTATGGTAGATACTCATCACGCTATCCCACTTTCATCGACAATAGTTTTTCAAATTCATAGTCGTCGTGGACCTTATTAGTCACTTAATAACTGAAGGGATACTATAACCAATGGCAACAACTTTAAATACTATATATCCACCGCAAGTAGAAACTTTTATGCCTTCTTTTCGTTATAATAATTCTGCCAAGGTGTGGTTCAATATAACATCTTATAATGAAGATCTTATAAGTCAAATTAAATTTATTCATGTCTCAATGACAGATCAACGTAATAATACAACAGTATTTGCGGGATTAAGCAATGGTAATGTTGCTTACCCGCAATACTACCCTATTACTTTTAATGGATCAAAAAACAATAATAATAATGCTAATAATAAAATGGGGTATGACCCAAATAAAAAGATGTATTGATTAGCTATACCGCCGCAATTATTAAAAACTAGTCCATATTATAATACTGGTCAATACTATAAAGTTCAATTGAGATTTGATTTAACTGGTAGTTCAGGACACACAGCCTATTCAGAAGAATATTCTAATCCAACAACATTCTTCTATTGGAATAGTAGTTCTAATAATAAAGCAGATGCTTTAAAATTAGCAATGTATTCTAATTATAATGAAGATAATTTTTCAGAATGGTCAACAGGAACTCTTCTTAAAGCAATTCTTGTTCCTGAATTATCTATTCAAAAATTTAGTACATCTTCTACTAATAGTATTAATCCAAGTACAGATGTTTCTGTTATTGGAAAAATTAATTTTAATAAAGTTGGACAAGATAATAATTCTCGTGAAGAAACAGAACAGTTACTTTGATATCAAATAAAGATATTAGACAATTCTAAAACAAATATTTATTTTGATAGTGGTAAAATATACTCAGATAACAATCAAATTAATTATAAAACAGATATGTCAATGTTATCTATTAATTCAAATTATCAAATGAGAATAATATATGAGACTAATAATGGTTATAATGAAACTATAGATTATCCCATCAAAATAAAAAACTATACTGCTGCTACAAATATAACATATTCCAAGAGTATAGATGAAGAAAATGGTACTATTACTCTTAATATTAATGGATTAAGTAAATATTCAACAGGGTATTTGGTTGTGCGGCGATCATCATATAAAAGTAATTTTACTAAATGAGAATTATTAATTGCAAAAGATATTTCTTCACTGTCAACATTAAAATTTATTGATAATACATTAGAAAGTTTAACTGGTTATCGTTATCAATTACAATATATAACTGATACAGAAATTTATAGTCCTATTTATATTGAAAATAATGATATTCTTCATTGTGATTTTTATGGAGGTTTATTTTCTGATAAAGATAAACGACTAAATATTAATTTTAATTTTCAAATAACCAATCGAACTAATGCGACCAATCGTGCAAAAACAGATACACTTGGCGGCCAGTATCCTATTTTTACTCAAAATTCTAAATTAAGATACCATACTTATACAATAAGTGGCCGCATTTCTTCTGAAGATAATGGTGAATTATTTTTACCAAAAGAAGAAACATTTGGTAATGAATATTACCAGCATAGATACAATCCTACTGCGCAATCTCCGCACAATGCAGAATGTCAAAGTATTAAACCAAATAATGATTGGCTATATGAACGAGAATATAGAGACGCTGTTGAAAGTTGATTAAATAATGGTAAACCAAAATTATTTAGATCAATGACAGAAGGAAATTTAATAGTTATGTTAGATAATATAACAATGACGCCAGATAGAGTGCTTGGCCGCAGACTTTATGATTTTAGTGCAACAATGTACGAAATAGGCAATGGAAGAAGTATTGATTCTATTGCTTCTTTTGGATTGTTTGATATAATTGATGATAGATAAATTACTAAGGAGGAACAATGAAAAAACAATATCCGTATTCTAATGACAAAGAATTCCTTAGTAAAATTGACACTCTCCGAGTAAGAGAGCAATGAGTTAAGATTACATTACTTGAATATAATAGTGAAGTACCAATAGAAGATATAGAAGGTAGAGTTACAAGTGGAACTTTAAATAAAGCTGGAGATTCTGCTGTACGTCGTACTTGTAGTTTAAGCTGTGTGGTTGATACTTTTAAATATAATCCAGATGATATAAAAGCATCTTACTCAATATCTAAAAAAATATATCTTGAATTAGGTATAACGAATACTACTTCAGATTATCCTGATGAAAGGATTATTTGATTCCCGCAAGGTGTATTTTTTATAACAAGTTTTGCGATTGCGGCGTCTGCGACGGGCGCCGCATCTATCAACCTTCAATTTAAAGATAAAATGGCACAATTAGATGGTACTGTTGGAGGGGTGCTTCCAGCAACAGTTAGACTTGATACAGTAACTACTATTGTTGATGGGGTAGTTCATACTTCTAAAGCTTTAATTTATGATATTATTATGGAAACTGTTAATCATTTTGGCGGAGAGGCTTTGTCTAATATTATTATTGATGATATACCTGCTAAAGCTAAAAGAATTATTCGATGAATGGGCGAAGAATCTATTTGATTTTATCCAATCGTCGGTGATGGTAGAATATCTTATGATATTTGTTTTACTTCTGATTTAGATGAAAAGCAATCCGCTCATACGCCAGTTAATTATAATGGTAAAATTATTGGTGCTAAAGAATATAAAACTAATCAAGATATTGGTTATGTTTATCAAGATTTTGTTTATGATGAAGAACTTGTTTTTGATGCAGGTGCTAAAGTTACAGATATCTTAGACAAGATAAAAAATTGACTTGGTAATTATGAATATTTTTATGATGAACAAGGGCAATTTCATTTCCAAGAAATAAAAAATTATTTAAATAATGCTGAATCTGCATATATTTGAGATAAAGTTATTGAAACTAATGATTCAGATTATTTATATGAATCAGTACATGGAAAAACAGTTTATACTTTTGATGATAATATTAATTTAATTGGTATTACTAATACTCCTCTTTATGAAAATATTAAAAATGATTTTATCGTTGAAGGTACAACAACGAGAAATAATGTTAAACATTCTTGTAGGTATCATCTTGTTATTGATGATAAACCAACAATTACTCCTGAAGGATATGACAATATTTTAATATATACTGATCCATTAACAGGAGATACAACTATTGCAAAACCTAAGATTATTACTCCTATAAAATCTGGAGAAAAATGAATATGGTCATTACCAGAATTTGCGGAAGATGGTACTATTTATGGACTATTAGATGAACCGCAAGTTATTGATGTTAAGAAAACACTAAAAGATATGAATGATTTTGCATTTTCCTATAATAATTTGGTAGATCAAGAAAGTAATCTTATTAATATAGATAATTCTTTTAATTTAACAAAAAGTGTTGAAGATTACCTCTTTACTCTTTTGGAAAATTATATGGGATATCCTGATACAAGTCCATATAAAAAAGAATACCGTGATATAATTTTTACATTAGCACGACAACTTCGCAGATATAATGTAAATAAAAGGCAATCTTTATTATCAACAACAACTGAATATTATGAAGATTTATATTCTACTTATATTTTAGATGTGTCTGAATATAGTGATATTGTATCAGATAAATCTTGGTGCGGCGGATTGTTACAATTATTATATGATTTATTCAGTGATATTGATTCAACACATAAACCTGTTGATGAATATAAAGATGAAAATTATTGACCTCCTATTAATACTAGTATTGATTATTTATGAAAAGATATATCATTTTCATCAGACACCGATGAAATGAGACGTACAAGAAAAACTAGGTGTAATCTTTATATAGATCAAGTTAAAGTTAAACAAAAAGAACTAGAAGCATTAATTGAACAATATACTCAAATAGTTAATAATTATAATATTCAAATTAATTCATATAAAAGAAATAATGCTGCAGAGGATACTATTAATTCATTAACTACTGCGAGAGATAATGTCCAGAATCAACTTAATAATTATGAAAAAGAATTAGCTGTTTGTAATGAAAGATTAAATATATTGTATGCGGTACTTACAGCTTTAGGTGCACCAGATTCTAAAATTGGTGAAACTTATCATGTTATTACTGTTCAAATTCCTGTTAGAGTTAGTTCATTTTGATATTATAATAATGATGATGCTCAAGATAATTATGGATGAAATGAACTTACATGATATCAATACTATTGTAATAAAACTGATTCTACACAATATTATCCTTATGGATTAGGTTCAATGACTTATATAGATTATTTTAATTATAAATGGGGAGATATTACCTTTACAAATGAAAATGATCGACCTTCAATGAATAGATATTCTCCATGATATCAAAATTATTATATAGATTATGCTATAGAACATGATTTACCATATTTTGATAAAAATAAAAAAGATGTCTATGTTCCTGTTAATTGACGAACAGAATTATTATTAAGAGGAATGAGAGCAGAAGAAAATGGTACTGACCCAGGTTATTATTATCAAGAGTTAAAAGCTAATTGACCAACAGTATATGACTTTAAAACAGAGCAATTAATACCGACTAGTATTGATTATATTGACTATTTTGTTGGTAAAACAGGCGTAATATTTGGCGATACATATGATTTTGGAAGTTATAATAGTAAATCAGCTGCAGATGTTAATGATACTGATGGAGATAGTTCAAAAGCTACTTTTAAACCTAATGAAGAAGCTGAGATTAAGAACTTCTTATTAAATTATGAAAATGAAGGCTATTACTATTTCTTTGATATGATTGATAGTTCTTCTCCAACTTGAGGGGAATATAGCGTTAATAACATAGGACGTCGTACAAATGTGAATGTCAGTGATAGTGTTAATTGTATATTTGCGCCGCACATTCCAGACTATGCTTTTATCAATGTAAGTAATCTTACAACGCAAGAAAGAAGAAAGCAATTAATGGAATTAGAAGGTGTAGCTGAAGATATAATTCAAGTAACAGATATTTTTTATAAAAATTTTGCTACTGGAGGATTTAAACAATCGGCTTATGAGCAAATTAGATATGATTTACAGCAACATACTTCATATCAAAATAGTGTAAGTGTAACAGCAATTCCTTGTTTTTATCTTGAACCAAATGTTCGAGTTCAATTAAATGATCATAGTACAGGCACCTTTGGAGATTATGTTATTAAATCAATATCCATTCCTCTTGGAATAGGGAATAATATGTCTGTTAGTATGTCTAAAGCAATGGAAAGAATATAAAAAAGGAGGTCTTATGGATATAGCTACAATTAGTATTCTTGTCATAATAATTGGATCTATAATAGGACTAGCTGAATGAGTGCGAGTTGTAAAAAATGATTTTGGTATGAAAGCCGCACAAATTAGAGCTCTTGAAACTAGAGTGGAACATCTCGAAGAGCAGTTGGCTGAGTTAAAAAAAGACGAAGAATTAACTGAAGCTACTGTCCAAAAGGCTCTTGAAGAAAAAATTATTAATGAAAGAATCCTCGCTTTAGTTCAAGAAGAACTTAATATCCAAAAATTTAATTCTATTAATAATTAAGGGTAGATTTTTTAATCTACCCTTTATTTTTTTTAAAATAACAAAAATTGATAATGTATAATAGCTAAAAATTAAATATTATGGAGAATGGAAATAATGGCTTAAGGAGAAATAATTAATGGATGTAAGTACAATTTCTATCATAATAGCTATTATTGGTTGTTTAGTTGGTGCTGCTGGATGATTACGAAATACTCGCACAGATGCGGGACAACAAAAGGCAGTAGAGTCAGAAATTAAGACTAAGCTTGATTTTATGTCTAATGATATTAAAGAAGTTAAAGTTGATGTTCGATCTTTTAGCCGTGATCTACAAGATGTACGAACTATTGCTGTTTCTGCGGAAGCTGAAGCTAAACGTGCTAATACTAGAATAGATCATTTAATTGAAGGAGAAAAAGGAGAATAAATGGAGACTGTATCATATCTTACTATAAATGGAGAAACAAGAGAAATTCTTGACAGTCAAGGTCGTGATGATATTGCTGTATTACAGAGACAAGTAGAAACTAATACTGCTAACATAGAATATCTTGCTAAAAAATTAAAAATTGATCTTGAATCAAAAATAGAATAAAAAATTGAGGGGTCGTAAGGCCCCTCCTTTTTTTATTTATTCAAAAGACAATAATATACATAAGATAATTTTTAAATATTATAGGTGTAATTTTATACCTGGAATTCCATTTTATTTGTTATACGTATAAGAGATAAAGGAGTGGATGTTCTTGAAAAGGATAAAATATAATCATGTAAGAACACCGAATCGAGTATGAGAGGAGGTGTCATAGTTTATGGCGAAATATAGTAATGTTGTGGAGTATAATATTGTAACAGATGTAGATACTTCTGGTATAATTAAATTACAAAATGAACTTACTAAATTAAAACAATCATTAAAATTTGATAAAAATAACTTTAATCAACTTGGATTTGATGATGCTAAAATAGATAAATCTATTCATAAAGTTAATCAATTACAAACTGCATTAACAGCGGCTTTTAATCCTAAAATTGGTACTATTGATCTTAGTAAATTAAATGCTTCTTTACAAAGAGAACATACTTCTTTACAGATGATAGTTAAAGACTGAGAACAAATGGGCACTCGCGGCACAATGGCAATTTCAAATTTGTCGAATGCGCTATTGTCAATGAACAAAGGCGTTATGAATGTTAATACTACTTTATCTAAAGTAGCTAATACATTTGGTAATACTGTTCGTTGGGGCATTACCGCAGGTATTTTCCAAGAGATGTTAAGCAGTGTCCAAGGTGCAGTTTCATATATGAAGGATCTTGATGAATCATTAACTCAAATTCAGATGGTTACAAATTCATCTAAAGAAGATATGCGAGAGCTTGCTCAATATGCGAATAATGCTGCACAAGCATTAGGTTCAACTACTGTTGATTATACTAATGCTGTTAAAGTATTCGTACAAGAAGGTTTCTCTGAATCAGAATCTAAACAATATGCTAATCTATCGACAAAACTAGCTAATGTTTCAGAACAAAGTACTGCTGTTACTTCTGACCAAATTACAGCTTATCGTAATGCTTTCCAATTAGATTATCAACAAACTGTTGAGGCAATGGATAAAGTTGCTAATGTTGCTAATAGTACAGCATCAAATGTTAATGAATTAATGACAGCTTCACAGCGTGCGGCATCTGTTGCACAAGCAGTTGGTTCAAGTCAAGATTCATTCTTAGCCGCGATCGCTACTATTGAATCAGTTACTCGTCAAAGTGCTGAAGAAATTGGCAATGGTTTAAAAACTATTTATCAACGCTTTGCTGACATTAAAGTTAGTGGTTCAACAGATGATGGTGTTGATTATGGTCAATACGCAAAAGCACTTCAACAAGTTGGTGTAGATGTTCTTGATGTGTCTGGTCAGTTTAAAGGTATGGATCAAATTTTAAAAGAACTTCAGGATGTTTGGTCTACTCTTGATGACACTATGAAGATTGCGGTTGGCGAAAAAGTTGCTGGTAAATTCCAATACAACCGCTTTGCCGCATTAATGAATAATCCAGAATATTATCAGAAGGCTTTAGCTGCTACTCAAAATGCTGGTGGTATGATGGATCAAATGAATGAATATTACATGGAAGGCATCGAAGGTAGATTAAAAACTTTGCAAGCTGCTGGCGAACAAGTTATGTCTACTTTATTTGATCAAGATAATATTGAACCGATGATCGAACAGGTTACTGAACTTGTTAATGGTTTAAATAGTATGGTTGATGCGGCTGGTGGTCTCACTGGTGTTATTCAAGTCCTTGGTGCAGTTATGCTCCGTACATTCAATACACAAATTGCTGGTACTATTAGTAATATTGCGACAGCTATAAGCACTGTTACCGCGAATAGTCGTAATGCTAATCAATTACAAACAACTGCTCAATTAGTTGGTTTAAGTAATTATACACAATCTCAAAATGCAGGCTCTGTAGCAGGTAAACTTGTTGCTGGAGTTGCTAATAATTATAACTCCTTATCTGATAAAACTCAAGGAAGAATTAAAGATTTATCACAGCAAATTGTTGAACTTGAAGAACAAAAAACGGGTATTTTGAAAGAACAAGAAAAATTCTTCAAACAAATTGCTGAAAGAGCAATCGAAGAAAAAAATATTAAAGAACAACAAATTGAAATAGAAAGAGAAATTTTAGCACAAAAACGAGATAATGAGAAAATAACACAAGAACAATATGAAGATGAAATTCTTAAATTAGATGTGTTAGAAGATGAAAATCTTGTTTATGAAAAAATTCGTAAAGAAGCAAATGATCTTGCCAAAGCAATTGCTCAGGGTGGCCATGCTGATGATGAAATGATTGCAAAACTTCAACAGATGCGGCGAGAATCTGCTGGTCTTGGAATTAATATTGCTGAATTAGAATCTTTAATTGAACAGTTTGGTGTCGCTGAAAATAATCTTGATATCGGTGAGAGTATGGTTAAGGACACTATTCAAGCTGCAGATTTTGAAGCTCATATTAATAGCGTCGTTAAAACTCTTTCTGGTGTAACTTCAGTCGTATTCGGTTTTTCTATGATTAGCGATATGTTTAAAACATTAACAGATGATAGCGCAACATTAGAAGAACAACTTAATGCAGTTACAATGAATGGCCTCATGGGTTTAACAATGTTGCTCCCTGGGTTGGTCAGTTTAACTAATGGTATTAAAGAATTAACAAAAGCCTATATTTTAGAAAATGTTGCTATAGTTGCAAGAAACGAAAAAGAAAGAGAAAGCATCGCTTTAAAAATGATAGATGCTGGATGAACACGTAAGGCTGTAGCAGCGAAAGCTTTAGAAATAGCTGCGAGAATTGCAAATATTCCTGTTTTAATTGCAGAAAATGCACAGCTACTTATTCAAAAAATTCTTCAAGGTGGTTTAATAACAATAATTCCGGCGGTGGCTGTAGCCATTGGAGGTTTAGCAATTGGTGTTGCTGCAGCGACAAAAGCTTGAATTGATAATTATGGTGCAGCAGCTCAAGCAAACAAAGAGTATGAAGAACAAAAAGAACTTTTAGGTGAACTAAAACATAATTATGATGAAATTAATGAAAATATAACTAAATTAAAAGAATCTATAGGCTCTATTAATGATAAACGTAAAGCTTTAGATGATTTAAAAGAAGGTACTTTAGAATGAAAAGAAGCTGTTATAGCTCTTAATCAAGAAGTTCTTAATTTATTAGAAACATATCCTAAACTTGCAGAGTCTGTTAAAAATGAAAATGGTATACTTAGTTTTGAAGAAGGAGAACTTGATAAATTCTATGAGCAACAATTAGATACAGTTCGTTCTGCTCAAAATATGATTACCATTCAACAAGCAAGAACATATTCTGCTAGTTCTGATTCTGCAATAGCAAATTTTGCTGAACAAAATAGCAATATTTCTCATACTATTCCAAAAGAAGTTTTAGAAACTTTTGTTAATGGAATAAATGAAGGCTCTATTGATATTAAAGAAGCATGTGAAAAGCTTGGATTAGATGTCGATGAAAATGGCGATGAATTAATTGAGTTGGCAGAAACCGTTAAGTCTAATACTGTAGCAGTAGATGCTTTAAATGCTACTTTTGAAGATACAACTAATTATCAATCATATGCACCAACACCAGATAGCGAAGAAGCTTACCAACAAGCTTATGATGCTCTTGGAGAAAAATACGGCTCAGCTTTTAATGGTGCAGATTCATTGATTGCTTCTATTGCTGATAATCGTAATGGAATAGTTAATCAACAAGACTTTAAAGATATTGCTCAAGGAGCATTGCCAGAATTAGAAGGAACAATTACTTCTATTAGAGAAGCTGCTGATAGTTGAGATTGAGTAATTAGAACTTCAGCAAATGAAGAAATTCATATTACTAAACAAGCGCTTCAAGAAAAAATGGCTTTATATCAAGCTGAACAAGACATAGAACGTCAAAAATTTGATTTTGATACAAAAATCTATGAAGCTCTTGGAGCTAAATGAAATAAAGAAACACAAAATTTTGAAGGCGGTTTTCAACTTAATGAACAACAAGCTCAATTAATTAAAGATTATCAAAGTAATAAAGAAATTCAAGTTGGGGACCAATTAATTGGTTTTGCTGATTACATGGCAACCCAAGGGTATGATTCTGTTGATAAATTTTGTAAAGCTCTTGCAGATAGTGAAGGTAAATTATTTGAATTTAGTGAAAATTTAAGTAATATTCAAACAGCTACTTCATTAAGTGATTTAGAATATGAAAAAGCTAAACAAGAAGAACAAGGCCCTTTAACCAGTGAACAACAAACAAATTACGATACTAAATTAAATGAATTAACAGAACAGGCTGCTAAAGCTTATGATATTGATTTAGAAGATATTATAGATCAAGCTAAAGCTTTTAGAGAAGAATTAGAATTAACAGAGGGTGCCGCTAGAGATTTGGCTATTCAAAATCAAAGAATGACTAGAGGCATTGATACACTCTATGATAATTGAGAAAAATGATCAGATATATTACAAAATTCTAATCATGCAGCTAAAGATTATATAGATGCTTCACAAGAAGCAACAAAAGCTATTGCTGATTTAGTTGGTGCTAGTGATGATTTAGAATTATCTAATGAATTTTTTGAATCGGCAGAAAACCTTGAAGATATAGCTTTAGCCGCCGAAGGTGATATCGAAGCTATAAATAGACTTGGTGTTGCAGTAGGTAAAGATTTAATTGAAGCTATGGAAGCTGTTTCAAGAGAAGCTTCAGGTCTTGATTTTTCTGATGCTGATACTGAACAAGCTTATGCTAATATGGTTAATCAATTTTATGATGCCAAATCAACAGTCATGGCTGGTCTTGATGAATTGCAAGCTCAAATTAATAATCTTGGTATTGGTGAAAATGTCTATAGTATCCTTGGCGGTGAAGAATGAGTTAATGCACTAAATACTATGGCTGAACAAACTCATATGTCTGTTGATCAAATGAATAGTTTGCTCAATAGTATTGGTGTTCAAGCAGATGTAACGGTTAAACATGTTCCGACACAGATTGAAGTACCAGAATATGTTACAGAAGAAGCCGTACAGCCAATTCAAGGTGGCATGGTAGATTCAAAAGGCAATTCAATTCCGACAGCATATAGAAAAACTTCTAGAACATGAATTAATGGATATAAAAAAGTTGATGGATACATTGATGTAGCTCAAATTAATACTGGCGATGCAATAGGTACACCACCTTCAATAACATATGTTGGAAATGGTCCTGTCAGTCGATCTTCTACTCCTGTAGGAAGATCTAAAGGCGGTGGCGGTGGTGGAGGTGGAAAATCTCCCAAAGGTAGCTCTGGTTCAAATAAAGACACTAAACCAAAAGATAAAGATAAAACTGAATGAGATTATCTAACCGATATTACTAATGATCTTGATCGTGCGGCCGCAGCTATGGAAAAATTGGCTAAATTAGAAGATAGATTGTATGGAGCCAACCGCATTTCACAAATAAAGAAACTTCAAAATGAATATAAAAATTATATTAAATTATTAGAACAAGAAGTTAATTTAGCCAAAGATCATGCACAATTATTACGGACTAATGCTTATGACGAAAATGGTAATTTAACCATCAACGGGTATGCTTATCGTGCTGGTTTTAATCAAGTTAATTTTGATGCTCAAGGAAATCTTGAAAATGGAAAAGCTATTGAAGCCGCACTCGTTAATATAGTTAATACTAGAATTGATGAATATAATGCGCACCGCAATGATGATGATGCTTCTTATTATGAAGAAAGAGTACAATTAGCGCAACAAGATCATGAAGGTTTCTTAAAAGCACTCTCTGAATATGAATCTACTCTTGGAAAAATTGAAGAAGGTCAATCTGAAATTCAAGATTATAAAGAGAAAATCCAAGATGCCGCAGATGCTATAATTGATGCAATTCAAGAAGGTATTGATGATATAACTGAAGCTATTGACAGTCAACGTGATTTTAATAAATTATACCGTGATTGAATGCAAGGTGGCAGTGGATATAGTCATTTTGATAATCAACGAAGATATTATGCTGAAGGATTAGCTGGTATTCTTTCTCCAACAGTAGATGGCGGTATGTCAGTTTTTGATATGCAGCTACAAAATTTACAAGGAAGAATCAATGATGCTTTAGATGTTATTGACGGTGATTCTCAAGACGCCGATGATGAAAAACTTAGTGAACAAGCTGCTTTTGAAAATCTTCAAGAAGCCACTGGCGCAATAATGGATAATTTAAATAATATTGTTGATTATTATAATTCATTATTAGAAACTATCGAAGAAGCATCTAGTAAAATGGATGAATTAATAGATGATCGTTTAGAAAGTTTTGATCGTCTTGAAGATTATCTTGATACTCGTTTAGACCAACTTAAATTATTATTTGGTGAAAGAAGTTACGAGCAACAAGTACAATTTTATAATGAAAAAATTGCAGTTAATACAGAAAAATTAGCCTCAATTAGTACTGCTATTGAAGCTAAACAAGCAACTGTAAAAGCTCTTGAAGAACTTGAAGCTAGTGGAAAAGAACTTTCTACAGAAGAACGAGAAGTTCTTAGAAATGCTCGTGATGAAGTTACATCTCTCCAAGAGAAACAGCTAGATACAGAAACTCAGTTACTTCAAGATATTGCTGACAGACTTAATAGTCAACTCAATGCAGAACTTGATGTTACTGTAAGTAATCTGTTTGGTGGAGAAGATATTGACTGACTATCTCAACAATGAGAATTAGCCACTCGAAATTCAGAACAATATCTTGATGATTATAATCGCGCTTTTGAACTTGAAAAATTACAGCTTAAATATCAACAATTATTGAATGATACTCAAGATACCTCTCTTGTAACGCAACAGCGCATTACAGAAAAAATGAATGAGCAACTAAAATATTTGCGGGAAAAGAAGGGACTCACTGAATACGATGTTCAATATGCGGAAAAACAATTAGAGATATTACAAAGACGAATTGCCTTAGAAGATGCTCAAAGTAATAAGAGTCAAATGCGGTTACAGCGTAATGCAGCTGGTAATTATGATTTCGTTTATGGCGCGGATGAAGATGCGGTTAATCAAGCCGCACAAGCTTTATTAGCTAGCCAACAAGAAGCTTATAATTTATCAAAAGAAATCTATAAACAAACTTATGAAAGTGCTCTTAGAGCCGCAAAAGAAATTAAACAGATGATCATTGATACAGCTATGGACGCATCTTTGACAACAGAGCAACAAACCGAGCGTATTAAATGATTAATGGATAATCTTGGTGAATATCTAAGTAATTCTTCTGTTGAACTAGGTGAAATATCAGTTAATTTATATAATGATATTGCTGGTGCAGAGCAATTAATTTCAGAAGAAAATTTAGGTCATCTTGCTGAAACTTTTGAATTAATGCGAGAACAATCTACTTATACGACAGAGCATGTTAAAGAAGGACTTGCAGAAACTAGCAGTAATATTGAAAATTCATCTGCCGCGACTTTTGATACCATGCAGAATCAATTTGGTGCAACAAAAGATTCTATTAATGGTAACTTAAAAGATATTGAACTTAGTGTCACTAATGCTCTTGGAGCTTCATCTAAAGCGACTCTTGGAACTTTAGAGACAATTAAACAGGGTACTATAGATACTACTAAGGGTGAAAAAGGTATCCAAGGAATTATTCTTGACGTCATTGGTGGTATTGATGAAAATTTCAAACTTAGTAAAGAAAATACTTTAGCAAGTGTAGAAGAAATTGATGAAGGTATAAATAAAGCATATAATAATATTTCTGGTGAAGGTGGATATTTAGATCAATATAGAAATAAAACCGAAGAAACATTAGATTCTGCTGGAGATAGTTATGATAGTTTTACTGAAAATAGCTTAAATTATACTACAGAACAACTTGGAATATTAATAGAAACAACAGATGTTTGAAAAGAAGATTTAGATACTCTTAATTCAATAATTAATGATAGTGCTAGTGAACTAAAAGAATGAAAAGGCAGAGGCGATGCAGCAATAGAATCTGCTAAAAAATTAATTACTGAATCTAATAATATTCAAATAAGTTTTGGTAATTTAGCTGTAAGTTCTGGTATAACGTCAGAAACACTTTATGGTTTCAGTGATGCAGCAAGAGAAGCTGGATATGCTGTTGCTAGTATGTCTAACGAAATAAGAGATGCCTATTATAGTATGCAGCAAGCAGCTAATGCAGCGGCTGCAGCTTATCAAGATATGATGAATACTGCGAATAATGCTATGTATGCGGCCAATAATGCAACACAAGCAGCAATTGAAGCTCAAAATGCAATGAATAATGCTGGTTTGTATACAACAATATCGTCAACTGCTTCAAATATTGCTAATAATTTTAAAAATAAACTTTCTAGTGGTCTTAGTTCTTTATTCCATAAAAAGAACAATTCTGGTGGAGATTGATACTGAGATGGATATACTTATCAATATTATGGTGGTTATGATACTGGCGGTTATACTGGCTCTTGGTCTGATAGAGGTGTAGATGATAAAAGTGGTAAATGAGCTATCTTACATCAAAAAGAATTAGTTCTTAATGCTGATGATACTAAGAATATGCTTTCTACAGTTGAATTAGTTAGAGATATTATGTCAGGGTTAAAATCTACAAATTCTTCACTTGGTAAAACAATATCTCAAAGTAACCTTACTGATACAGTAGAACAACGTGTTGAAATTAGTGCAACGTTCCCTGGAGTACAAGATGCTATAGAAATCAAACAAGCATTAGAACAACTTGCAGATAACGCTTATCAAGTAGCTAGTAGATATAAATATTAAAATATAAGACCTTATCTTTAAGATAAGGTCTTTTTTTTATTTTATAACAAAAAATAATAATATTCAATAATTAGAAATCAAATATAGTAGAAATTAAAAATAACGGCTATAAAAGGAGAGTAAATGGAAACAGTTTCTTATTTAACAATTAATGATGAAACAAAAGAAATTGCAGATATAACTAGCCGTAACAGTATTGAAAATATGGCCGCAGTTGTTGCGGCTCATGATGATGATATTCAATATATACAATTTGAAACAGGTCCAGAAGGAGCCTTTCTAACGGCTGTCGCTGATACACAAACACTAGCAAAAGCAGCTCAAACAAGTGCAGAAGTCGCGAGCGATGCAGCTGCGCGAGCTGATGAAAAAGCTGAATCTGCGGGACAAGCTGCTGATCGTGCTTGAGATGAAGCTAAAAGTGCTTCCATAGCTTCTAATACCGCTTGGAATAAAGCTGTTTCAGCTTCAATTTCAGCAGATGTTGCAGAACAAAAAGCAGATGAAGCTATTGCTAGTGCTGCAACTGCGGAATCTGCTGCAAACAGTGCAACGCAAGCATCTGAACTAGCTTGAGATAAAGCAAATGAAGCAAGTACGGCAGCTGATTTAGCAAATCGTAAAGCAGATGAAGCAAATGTTGCTGCAGAAGCAGCACAAAAAGATGCTAGAGACGCGAACAAATATGCTAATGGTGCTCTTGCTGGGCTATCAACGCTTGAGTCAGTTATTGATACGGTAAATTGATTTGCAGAACATAAATCACTTTCAACAGACACGCAGGTAGATAGTGATAAAAATTATTATATTTATGATTCGTCAACAGGAACTATGTCAAAAGTTGAACCGACTGGGTCAGAGAATCCGACTGAAGAAGGTTGGTATGAGATCGATGAAACTATTCAGAATTATGTAGCGTCTCATGTTGCACAAACTGATGACGGTCTTTATGTATTGTCAACAGGAGAAGGTTGGAGGATATTAATATCAACCGGAGCAGGCAATTATGTCCCAGGTGTATTTATTGTTGATCCAACAGGTGTCATTAAACAGGCTTTAACAGGTAACGGTATTAGATTCGATAATACAGTTCCTTATTCTATTGGAGATGATCAAGCTTATATTGTATTTGATGGAAATGGTCATATCACTCTTGGTGGTGATGGAGTAAATATTCTTTCAGGCGTTACCATTGGAGGAAGTCAAAAAACTCTTTCTCAAGTTCTAAATGATCTTGATTCTGCTATTATTTCTATCGAATATGGTGTTGGTAATTCAAGAACAAGTCATTCTGATATTACAAATTGGTCACCTGCTTCGCCGCAATGAGAATCTGGTAAATATGTTTGAATGAGGACTTCTAATGGTACAAGTTATACATATACTTGTATTCAAGGTGCACAGGGTGAACGTGGTGAACAAGGCCCGCAAGGTGAACCAGGTGCAGCTGGTACTACGGGCATTGGTGTTGCATCTGTTGAAATTTCTTATGCAATAAGTAATTCTGGAGAAACTATTCCAGATACTTGAACTAGTTCTATTAATCAATGGTATTCAGTTAAAGAATTTGAAGAGTTAGACCCAGATGAAGAACCAGTTGAGACAGAACCAAATGAAGAACCAAGTGAAACAGAACCAAATGAAGAACCAAGTGAAACAGAACCAAGTGAAGAACCAACTCAAGAAGAAATAATATTAAATATAGAACCAGGCACTTGATTATGAGTAAAAACTGAAACTTTTTATACTGATAATACTTCTAGTGTAACTTATCAAAAATCATATATTGGTACAGATGGTAAAAATGGTACCAGTGTCTATATTCAAAGTGTTTCTAAGGATAATCACATAACTACAGTTACTTTAGTTGATAGTGATGGTAATTTTGAAACACTTGAGATTGCGGATGGTAAAGATGGTGCTAATGGTACACCTGGTGCTAATGGTAAAAATATACATATAGCATGAGCAGATACGATTATAATTGATAGTAATGGTAACATAAGTGCAACTGGTTTTAGTACATCCAACAGTAATAATAAAAGTTATATGGGCGTATATTCTAGTATAGATTTACAAGATAGCGAGAATCCTGCCGATTATAATTGATCACAAATAAAAGGTCCAAGAGGTACAGATGGTAAAATTTTAAATATTCATCCTGGAATATATACTTTAGAAACTTTACCTTCCATTGGTTCTATTGAAGATGGTGATGCCTATCTTGTAGATGATGGTGACGGTCAGTATGATTTATATTATAAAGGTAGTGGAGCTACTCAATGGACGGTTGTTGAAAATTGACAAGGTGTCCCTGGTGAAGCTGGTCCGCAAGGAGAAGCAGGCCCCGAAGCTGTTGTAACAGTTACACCAACCGCTATTAATTGAGATGCAGGAACAGCTACTTTAGAAGCAATTTTAAGAATTAATGGTACTGTTACAACACCTACGGCTTATAATTGAACAAAAGGAACTTCTATTACCTCACTAGGGACCGCGGCAACATTAGATGTAACAGATTTAAATTCTACTTATAATTGTACTGTCACATGATAGATAAGGAGATAAAATGAGTACACAAACTGGTTCAATTAGTTTTGAAGCCACAGGCGGTTTCAATAGCTATGCGAAACAAAACTATGCAACCTTGTCACAAATAAAAGGACAGTTTGCTACATGTGGTACTGGTGCAAATACAGCTGAAAAGGCTGCAACCATTATACCGCAAAATTCTGATTGAATGCTTTATACTGGTGCAACTGTGACAGTAAAATTTACTAGTAAAAATACTGCAGTTACACCAACATTAAATGTTAATCATACTGGTGCTAAAGAAATTCGTGATTATAACGGTAATGAGTTGACTAAGGAAGCTCGTGAATGGCCTGCTGGCGCAGCTATGGCACTTACTTATGATGGTACCTATTGGAGAATACAAGATAGTAATTTAATGGAACGAATGTATTCTGCTGAAACTGCTATTACACAAAATGCTAATGCTATTTCATTAAGTGCTACTAAAGAAGAGCTTAATAATTTACAAGTTGGTGGTAGAAATTACATTTTAAATAGTAAAGGTGTCTTAGCAGATAATAGAGGAAGCGAATCTGGGTCTAAAAAAGAATATATAGCTCTTGATCTTGGTCAAAGTTTTATGAATCTTCCAGAAGGAACTCAGGTAACAGTTTCTTTTGACTTAATAATGGATGTAAATACTGCGAATCCAACATTACAAGTTTATAATACAAATAACGATGGCCCAAAATGTTTTAGTTTGATTCAAGGACATGGTGAAGCAACTGGACCTATTTTATATTTTACCGCTTCAGCTGGAAGTTTTATAAATGAACGAGTATCTGTAACAGGTTATATTAGAGACAGAGATAATCCGCCTAAAGATACAAACTGATTAGAATTTTATTCTGGTTATGGTACAAGTAATTTCTTTTCAATTGCAAATTTAAAACTTGAAAAAGGCAATAAGGCAACTGACTGAACACCAGCTCCAGAAGACGTAGAAGCCTATATGAATAAACAAGTATCTGATGCAAAATTAGAAATTAATGCTAATGGTATTCGTTCAGAAGTATCTAAAATAACTAGCGCTAAATATGTTAACTCATTAACTTCTTCATGGACTTTAGCTAGTATTAAAACTTATGCTGCAGAAGGTCATCAAGAAAATTGAAATGTTACAAGTACTGAAAATTTCCGTGTTGGTGATACAATTTATATCAAAGGAACTGATTCTACACGAAATTGTCCTGTATACATTAAAACTACAATAAAAACAATTAATTCCGCTATGAATTTTACAGGTATATCACATGGTTATGAAGATGTGTTACCAGTTGATACTATTAAATCTACTATTAATCAATCTTCTGATACAGTTAAAATTCAAGCTAAACATATTGAAATTGATGGAACTGCAACTTTTAAAAATAGTGATAATACTATAACTACTCTTGGAAATTATTTAAGTAATAACTATGATGAAAAAGGTGCGGCTGCAACAGTACAGAATAATCTCAATAATCTGCAAATCGGAGGAAGGAATTTACTGCGTGGTACAGGAACTGGTAAAGATTGGACATATACAACTTTTGATGCAGGAACGCGAACGTTTACGCGCAGTACGACAGTAACTTCAGAGAGTTGAATTACCTGCGATAGTCGTTTGTATCTTATGTACGAGCTTGACACTGAGTATACCATTAGTTGCTATGCTAAGTCGAATGGCCAAGTGACAAGCATGGATATCTACACATATGACCAGAATACGAAAAATATTAAGAGTAAGATTTCAAATGTCGTAACAACTAATTGAGAAAAGTATACATTTACCTTTAAGTATGATTCATGGCAGAGTAATCAAGCAACACCGACTGGGTTTGTTGTAAGATTTGACAATAATGGATCCAAAACGAATGATACAGAAGCCGTATTATATGTGAGGGACATAAAACTCGAAAAAGGTAACAAAGCTACTGATTGATCACCTGCACCAGAAGATACAGAATATTCAGTAAATGAACTTTATAATTATGCTACTTCTACAAGAAGCTGATATGCTACATGCAGTACAGCTGCAGGTACTGTGGCTAAAGTTGCTACAATTGATCCTGTGACTTCTGATTTTACAACATCAATTCTTAAACCTGGCACAGTGGTATTTGTTAAATTTACTACAACTAATAGTGGTGCAGTTGGTGATTTAACTTTAAATATTAATGGTACTGGTGCTAAACCTATAAAACAAATTAGAAATGGTACAATTCAAACCATTCCTGGCGCTGGATATATCGCTGCAAATTCAACCTATCAATTTACTTATGATGGTACTAATTGGTTATATACTGGCAATTATGATTCTAATAGTAATGATAATGCCAGATATGTACAATTTTATAATACTATTGTCGCTGGTGAAGCACTTCATGCCGCAAGTATTATAGGTGGTCGTACAGATGGTAAGTTTTATCAGATAAAAGAAAATTCATCATTTGATTTATCTGGTCCATTATTATGGCTTACGGCAGATTTAGCTAGTGGAGCAACTGATTATTCTCATATTTATACTCA